CCGCGCCGGCTCCAATAATCTCGGCGGCGCGCTGCAGGCGATTCCCTCGGCGGGCGCTTCCGGGCAATTTCTTTTCGAGGTGCCGAAGGATTGGGACACCGCCAGCCAGGCGTATATCAATATCTTCTATGGCAGCGGATCGAATACGTCAGGAACCGTGATCTTCACGGTCTCGTCGGCCTGCGTCGACGTTTCCACTCCTGGCGGAGCCTCCGATGATCCAAGCTTCCATGCCGAGTCTGCGTTCTCGACGCAGACAATGGCAAACGCAAATCGGATGTGGTACATCGGTGGCCAGTTCACTGCTCTAACGAGCGGCAACGGCTGTCCATCCTCAGCCCCGGTTCCAGTAATAATCAAAATCGTTCTCTCCGGTACGGCTTCATCGAACATCAACATCTACAAGGCGGTAATCACGACACCGCGCAAGCCAGCGGTGCAGGCGAACTAACATGAGAAAAAGTCTCTTTGCGTTGTTGCTTCTCTTGCTTTGCGGTCTCGGATCATCCGCAGTGACGCCTTACATGGTGCAACCTCCCTGCGGCGTAAACGGAGATGATGGATCGACTTCCTCGATGACGTGTTCGCTCAAGGACACGCACACCGGGACGGGCTACAAAATTTTAATCGCCTATTCGGATTACGCGACGGGCGAGACGCTGACCGCCACAGAGACAGCGACGTGCCCAGCCGGGGCGAGCGTCGGCAATTCTTATGGCTTTCCGCCTTCGCAGTTTCGCGTATCTCTTTGCTATGTCGATCCAGCTTCAACGCATACGACTTTCACGGTGACCGTCAACGGCCTCACAGGTAGCGGCGCACGAACCGAAGAGCTACTGGTCACTGAAATGTATGGCTACGCCTCCGGGCATTCGGTCGCGAATGGCGTCAACAACAGCAATTCCTTTACGTTCACCACGACCGGGAGTAATCAGTACATTGAGGCAGTGGGCGCAGACTACAACCAGCACTCAAATGCGGGCAGCGGGTTCTCGCAGCGCTCCTACATGGGGACCAGTGCCGGTGCTACGAAGAGCAGGATAATTGAGGAATATCAGTCCGCTCCAACCGCAGGCACCTACACGACTTCATTCGTTACCACCGGCGCGTTTCCGACGACGAGGATTGTCGCGATTTCTTTTGATTTAGCAGGAACAAATCCGCCTCCATCGGTGCTCATCAAACAAACATGCATGGCAGGAAACGGCGGCGGCGGCGATCTCAACTGCGACCTCAGTGGACTTTCGAGTGGCAACAAACTCATCTTCGCCGGATCGAGCGACACCAATAGCGGCATCGTAGCTGGCTGCACCGGTGAGACTTGCATCTGCCCTGGAAGTTCCAACATTACGCATACTTATGGCGGCGGGACTTTGACGACAGGATTGTGCTATGCAGATCTTGCGTCGAACCACTCGACGTATTCGACGGGGATGTCGGTCGGTTCACCGTTTGCCACGGCATTGATTTCCGTCATGGAAATTTCCGGCTTAAACTCTGGCATCGATTCAGGTTCAGAAACGACGGCCGCAGCGCAAAGCGTCAGCTACACGACAGGTTCTGCGAACGAATACACCATCTTTAGCGGCGTGGACGTTACGGGAACGATCATTGCGCCAGCGAGCGGCTTTGTGCAAGCAGCGCAACCTTCCAACCCGACTAGGTGGACTTGGCAGAATCTGGTAGGAGTGAAAAACACTATTTCAGCCGGATCGAACACGGCGAGTTTCACGAGCGCCAATACTAAGCCGCTGATCGCGACGTTTTCTTTTGGAATCCCCGCGCCCCCGACGGCGTCAGGCTATCCCATGATTTTCTGAAGGAGCTTGTTCCAGGTCAACAAATGAATATTAGAGCTGTGCAGGAGCCGACTCCGGAGGGTCGGCTCGCTGCGGTAGCCAGGGATCTGATACTTCAAATGCGCTGCTCCAGTTGTGGCCGCTTGGCGCATCCCTACGCTCCGGATTACGCCGACTTTCACGAGGCGTTCACGGTGCCTGCCAAAAAGGAATGGCTCGCTGCAAAATTGGAAGAAGCGCGGCTGAAGCCAGCGAATGAAGTGCGGATCAGGCAACTCTTAAAGGAACTCGCGGATTTGGCGGACAAATGAACCTTCCTCCGGGTGTTGAATGGAACGAGGCGCGCCTAGCCGTGTTTATGGAATTGACGCGGCTCGATGACGAGGCGAAGCGCCTCGGGATCCTCAACGGAACAATGTCGGACAAGTTAGAGACGAAGTTCGCCAAAGATTTGCACGAGTGCTTCGCGGCGATCCGGCGGCAGAATAAGGAAATTCAGAACATCCGCGTGAAGGCTGCGGCACTTGGCGGGACCGTGGGATTACTGGTAACGATATTGATCAAAGTCGCGCTCCATTTTTGGAAGTAAGAAAGATGAAAGACCCATGCACACCACCCTTGGATGGATCCGTGAACAGTGGCCATGCATTTCTACCGCCGGACTGCTCGGCTTTTTGCTAGGCGCCGTTTTTACGCGCCGAGTCATGGCGCCTTCGTTTTGCCCGAATTGCCTTCAACAAAAAGAGTGGTTAAAGGAATTCCGTAAAGCTACGCCGGACCAGAAAGCAAAGAGCCGATTCTTTTTCCATCTTCGGCGTAAGGACAAGGACGGCCCACAGTGATGCTCCTACGAACCAAGCTTGAAATCGCAGCGGGAGCGTTGTTCCTCGCCGGCTCAGCCTTCGGCTTCACAACCTGGCTGCAGGAGCATGACGATCGGCTCCGGGCCCAGGAGCAGGCCGCGGCGGCGAAAAAGGACTTCGACCAGGCGGCGGACGAGATGAAGCAGCACGCCGACGCCGACAAGGCTCGCGACGAAGCGACCGCAAAGCAACTCGACGCGATGCAAAAGATCGCGGCGCAAATTCAGACGCCAGCGCAAATCGCCGCATGGCTGCCAAAACAAGTTCCCGGCTTACCTCAGCCCATCACCGTCACACTTCCGCCAGCAACCGCGCAAAACCCCCAGCCGGACGCGATCGCGTCCATTCCGCAAGCCGATCTGCCAACCCTGAGGGACACGGTCGAAAAATGCCGGGAAAATTCCGTGCGACTCTCTAGTTGCCAAGCCGACCAGACCTCGAAGCAGGAGCAGCTTCGCCTTGCCGGCGAGCAGTTGTCGGCAGTGGAAAGGGAACGTGACGCCTATAAGACTGCGGCGAAGGGCGGAACGTTCTGGACGCGAACAAAGAGAGCAGGGAAGTGGATCATCGTCGGAGCGGCGCTCGGCGCTGGGGCGGTCTGCGGAACCGGTCACTGCAAGTGACGATCGTCTGGCTCATCGAATATCAGGACTGCGCGCGGCCCTGCTGGATTGCCGCCGAACTCTCACACCACAGCTTCGGGATCACGTACAACGCGCACCTGGCGCGGCGATTCTCGACCGCCGAGGACGCTCGGAACTGGATTCGAAAGCTTGAACTGGCGAAGGATTACTGGAAGGCCGTCGAGCGAATCTTGCCAAACTAATCGCCAGCTAGGGCACGCCGCCGAAAATTGATTTCCGCACGGACTTGAAGGCCAGGAAGGGAAGTATCACGATCCAGACCAGCACGATCGGGATCATAAGAAGACAATTCTTGATCCTATTTGCCATCTCGCAATTTACCCCTTTCGCTAAACTAGCGCTCGCGCAAACCTGAACTGATCGCATAGTAAAACGCGTAAACCAGAGAAGCCAGCAACAGTGCCCCATAAATCCAGAAAAGCGTCTCTTTTCCTATCGCTCGAAGTTTCTGAAATTGTTTCACGATAGGGCCCTTCCTCTCTTTTTCTTCCCTCAGGATTTTTCTCCATCTCGTGGCACTCGGCGTGGCACTTGGCCGTTTTAGCTTCTCGTGCACGCGCTGTAAGTCGTTGATTCTACTATGTATGGGTCACGGTAAAATTCTTGAAGCAAACTCAATTATTTTGCGCGTCGCCTTCCGGTTTTTTGCATATCTTCTCGATTTCCTTTCGCATGTGCTCGTCTGATGGGTGCATGTATCTGGCGCTCATCGCTATCGACCGATGACCCAGCAGATCCTTGATGGCGTGGTCGGATGCGCCAGCCATTAGCAGGCGAGACGCGCACGTATGCCGACAATCATGTCGCCGGAAGTCCTTAATCCCCGCTTCACGCACCGCATCTTCGAACCAGCGCAAATGATCGCGCTGCCCGTCGTACTTCGTATCTGGGCAGACGTATATGGCATCTTCGGCTCGCTGCTCTTTCAGTATTTCCAGTGCCGTCTTAGCGGTAGCATTCAGCTTGATGAATCGTCGCCCGGTTTTTCCGTTAACTTCAAGTAAGCCGTGCTCAAGGTCCACGCCGCTCCATTTCAGGCCGAACTGCTCGCCGCGTCTCATTCCTGTATAAAGTGCAAGATCGAATTCCGGCTCCCGCTTGGGGCACCGCGATCTAATCGCCGCGCGAAGCCTGGCTTCCTCTTCTTCTGTTAGGCAACGCACGCGCCCAGGATCTTCTCTATAAGGCCTGGTAAGAGGGACCGGATTGCGAAAAACCAACCCCATTCGTATGCCATAGTTGTAGACACTGGAGATGAGCGTACGATAGTGATTAGCCGCTGTGCTTCCAATTTTTCGCTCTCTGATCAGCTTAGCGAGTACCTCTTCTAAGACCGGCGGCCTCATCTCGTCCGCTATGAGGTGTCCCAAAAAGGTATAAAGAATCTTTAGGCGTCCGATGTCCCCTTGAATCGAACGCGGCCTGTTTCTGGTTTTCTTATCCTCAATAGTTTTTTCCGCCAAATCCCGAAACGTCAGGAATCGTGGGCGCGTCCGCGGCGGTACATACCGCCCCTCGCGAATCTCTCGCTTGCGGTCAGAGTATGCGGCGATGGCCTCAGCCCTGCGGCCAATGCGCTCGCGGTGCCGCTTGCCTCGGCGGTCGCAGTAGCTTATCCACCATACGCCAGAACCTTTATTGCGCTCAAAGAGCCCCATCGCGGTTCTCGCAGATTCTCCATTCGTCCCAATCGAAAAAGGATGTCTCCGACCCGTCCGCCAATTTCGCAGTCGGAGAGGGAATTTCGTCTTCGCCCGTCCATTGCTCGTCAACTTGTAGAATTGCTAGAACAACTTCATTGCCGCGGCGCAATTCAATGTCGCCGCCATCACCCCATCCGACGCCGTCCTCCGTAGGAAACCACTTGCCGGGTTCGTGCCGCTGAGTTCCCCAAGCTGGATGCATGTAGCCCATTAGAAGGGTAGCGGAAACGTTCCTTTCGCTGAGACTTCATACCACAAATCAGGATCGATCGCGTTGCCGTTGCTGTCGTGGGTCGGGGCTCCCGCAATAGCCCTTAGCTGCGCACCAAGGACATGCCACACACCAGAGCCATCCTTCGGCCATAGATTCGCCCACATCTTCAGGATTTCGTCGGTTTCCACAGGCAGATACTATCCCTAAAAATAGTGCTTGACAAGCATTAATAACGCTTGTAAATTGCGACCGTGAGCAAACAACCCCACATCGGCAAGCGTCTCAAGGCCTACCGGCTGGAACAGCAAATGACGCAAACTCAGTTGGCAAATTGGCTCGGTTTGAGCCTGGGAACTATCGTAAGGATTGAGTACGGCAAGCCCTGCACTGAATTGACCCTCGCGAAGATCGAAGCAAAACTCAAAGGACAGGCGGCAGCTTAATCAACAATGCATCCACAGTCTTCATTTCCGGCCGCATTTTCTAGTTATCATAATTTAGATACTCGGTCGCTGAACGTTCGCCAAAGCTTCGCCAGGATCGCCGACCTGGCTCAGGAAAAAAAATCAGTAGTGATATGGGAAGCGACGGAGCCGCGCTGCGCTTACATTGCGCGCGCGTGTGACGCGGTCGTTGCGCAGCCATTCTTTCGCTTCGGCGGGCGTCAAGACACGGTCGAAGATTTCGAACACTCGCATAGTCCACTCGGCATCGCGCTCGCGGCGAATCCGCTCAGTAGCGCGCTCGGCTTTGCCGGTCTTAGCCTTCATGTCCCGGCTTTCGGTAGGCGGAATATTCGGATGGGACGTGCGCGTCGCGGCATGCCGATCTGCGAGCGGGAATTCATCTTCAACGCGTACACAAAATTGTCGATGTATTCCTTACCTACGATTGCGGCTAACGCGCCGTTGTTGTCATTGCGCCGCACTTTCCGTTCGCATTCTCGCGTCAAGTCTTCCTTGAAAGAAGAAGCTACGGTTTCGATTTCTTCGAGAGACAGGCGTCGCTCGTGCGAATCCGCCGTCAACGGATTTTTCATTTGGAGGCCCCTGAAGGTGTGGAGGGCGAATCTTTTGCCTGTGTAAATAAATAGTCAAGTTGTTTTGTCTGTTCACGGTAGCGACGGATGCGAAGTAAAACAAGGTTTGACGGACAAGGGCCGAAGGAAGTTTCAAGTTCTTCTGTGGATGGCGGTGGAAAAGTGGGATACGAGATGAAGACAGTAAGCCTAAAACTGAACGAGCAGACCATGCGCCAGGTCGATGACCTGCAAAACGCCTTCGCTCCGTTCACTGAGAACAGAAGCCAAACCTTCCGTGTCGCCGTTGAGATCATGCATTCCCTCGTTTTCACGAAGGGAACTCTAAAGGCGCTCGTGGATCGTCTTCAAGGGATGCTTCGTAACAATTCGTATTTTCAGATGGAGTTTGAATTTCCGTCGCACGCAGCGCCGGGAACAGATGCGGGGTTGTCGGATGGAGAGATTCGTCGGCCCCGCGTCGTTTCAATTAGTCGACGTCTTTGTGTGGAACTGGAAACGGCAACATGGGCACCTCCTTCTCTGCGGACGTACATGCGCGGGAGTCTAGCATGCTAAGACACGTTCCCGCCCTTGCTTCCATCATGGCCTTAATGCTGGCCGCTGGCTTCGTTTTCCGTATTCCCGGCCGCTCGATTCACTGGACTGTGCCCGCCTACCTTTGCGCGCAGTTTTTCTTCTGTGTGATCGGATGGTGGGGATTGCAGAAGTCAGCGAACCTGTCCGACTCCTACATGACGTTTTACGCGCTGACATTCGGCGCAGTGTTGCTCCTGGCGATTTACGCGAGCGTCCGCATGGCGTTGATTCATCCGCTCGGCCTCGCGCTGTTTGTGATCTTTGGCGCAGCCGCTCAATCCGCCGCTATCGGCTCCGTGATTTATCACCAGCTTTCCGAGGAGTACGGCGGTCACATTCCTAACGCCGTACAGATCGCGGTATTCCAAGCGGTGATTCTCGCTTTCTGCGGTGCGGTGACTCTGACTGTTACCGCTGCAAAAGTGGAAAGCGAACTGTGGGCGTCGGCGATGGCGCTTGGCTCGTTCTGGAGCGTGATGGGATTTATTTCGTGGGGCTACGCGCTCGGCATCACGCGCAATCGTGGCATCTGGATTCACCTAAACAATTTTCTGCCGTCATTTATCGCCGTAGTCGCCTTTGCGTGGCTGGCGTTCACCTTGTCTGGACTCCAAGCCGAAGGCAGCAGGCAGGAAGTGACGCAGAAGCAGGCAGTCGTTTCAGAACGGTAAGGGGTGCTTTATGCAAATCGTTTCTCCAGAAGTTGCGCAAATCGTTTGGCAAATCCTTGAAGTCCTGGCCGTCGTCGGCGTCTTTGCTGCGATAAAGCTGGCCGTGCAGGCAAAGGCGGGATCGTGAAAATCGAAATCAAATCGCGTTTCGGGGCCGCCGTTCTCTTCTCACTGGAAACCGACCGCCTAAAATTGGCTGTCGAAGCTGCTGTCAAAAGCGGCGCGGACCTGTACGGCGCGAACCTGTACGGCGCGGACCTGCGCGGCGCGGACCTGTACGGCGCGGACCTGCGCGGCGCGGACCTGTACGGCGCGAACCTGCGCGGCGCGGACCTGCGCGGCGCGGACCTGCGCGGCGCGGACCTGTACGGCGCGAACCTGTACGGCGCGAACCTGTACGGCGCGAACCTGGGCGATGGAAAGTTTCCAATCCAGATTCAAGGCCACCGGCACTGGCTCTCAACCACCCTCGATGGCGATCTCAGTATTGGTTGCCAAACCTACTCAATTGAAGAGTGGCAGAAGCGCGCCGAAGAAATCGGCGAAGACGAAGGCTATTCGGCCCTCGATATTGAAATCTACAAACTTCACATCGAGCATATCGCCAAAGTCTCGCGACTGCTGTGGGCAAAAAAGAAGGACGTGGCCGCATGACACACGCCCAGATAGCCGCGCGAGTGGCTGAAAACAAACTCCGGCATCCAGAGCGCTATTGCCCTCATCCGCGCTGCCTTTGGCGCACTCCGAACGGCGAACGGTGCCCAAGGCATCGGATCGTTGCGCCGGTGCAGGGGAAGCGAGGTATACGGCCATGACACCCGAAGCCCTTCGCCAAAGCCTCAGGCAAACGTACTTCACGGTAGTTTGCGATTCCTGCCACGGCAGGATGTTCCAGGACGGCGTGCTCTGCTGGAAGTGCCACGGCGAAGGCCGTCTTATCGTCGCCGAAGAGCGCATGACCCACGTTTCAAAAAGCATGGTTCGCTCGGCATTGTTCGCGATTGCTGCCGTGTCTCTGCTGGTCGCAGCGGTGATTTCGATTTTAAGGTAAAGCGAATGCACGACCCGCAAGTTTGCTCGGTGTGCAAGGCCAGCGCCGCGAAGGCAGCGCGTGAAGCAGCTAAAAAGGGGTGCGGTATGGAAACGAAAGTAGATCCGAAGCCGGACGCAATTGAAGTTTTGCAGTCAGGCCCGTTCAGCCTACGCGAAGTTGCGATAGAAAACTTTGACGAGTTCTTTAACTCGATCATCGAGCAGAACGCGCTTTCGGAAGAACAGCAGGCTTCGCTAGGCGAAGCTATCAAGAAATCTATCGAGAAGCGCGACCGGCTCGGCGCGTTCCTTGAACGTCTGGAACTGGAAGCCGAACTTCTCGAAAAGGAAGAAAAGCGCATCGCTGCGCGGCGGCGGCAGTTTCAGCGTATCGGCGAATGCTTCCGCGATTCAATCCATAGCCAGATGAAAGAGTGGGGCGTGGTGAAAGCCGAAGGGCAGCGCTTCACCTTTACGGTCAAGAAAAACCCTCCGCGAGTAGACGTCACAAACGAAGCCGAAATCCCGGCAGAGTTTATTTCGTACACGCCCCAATTCAACAAGTCCGCAATCAAGGAAGCGCTACAAGAGGGGAAGGAAGTTCCCGGTGCCGAACTTGTGCAAGGGACGAGGTTGGAAGTGAAGTGAACGTATTCGCGTTGTGCCACACGATCGGCGCATACCTTGAGGAATTGAAGGCCGTAAAACGCGATAGCGAGGATTTCGTAGCGAGATTTGCGAAGGAGAATGAAATGGCAACGGCAACGACTGAAATAACGACGCGTCAAAAGCCAGCAGTGCTGGCCGCGGTGGAAAAGGCGCTCCCGCAGTTTGCAGGGCGATTGGCGAAGGATTTGCCGAACGGTATGACGCCAGAGAAGTTCATGTTTGGCGTGGCAACAGCCATCCAAAAAAATCCTGCATTGCTCGAATGCGAGCCGAGTAGCGTCTTGCTCGCAGCGTACGAAGCGGCCGAACTAGGCATTAACCTCAGCCCTGCTTTGGCCTTAGGCTTTCTGGTGCCTTACGCAAAGGTTTGCACGTTCCAGGTCAGCTATCGCGGCCTGATTCAGAAAGCCTACGAGACGAACGCCGTGCGCAGTTTGTTTGCGGAATGCGTCTACAAGAATGACAACTTCACTCGGCAATTCGCGCCGAAGCGGAATTTGTTCCATTCACCGGCGGACGGCGATCGCGGCGAGATTATCGGCGCTTACGCCTTTATCGAGTTCAACGATGGCTCGGTCGATTGGGAGTACATGACGACGGAGCAAATCGAGCGGCGCCGCAACCACTCAAAAGCACCAAATTCCCTCATGTGGACGAAGTTCAAAGAGGAAGGCTATCGCAAGACGCCCATCCGGAACCTTTGGAAGCGTGTCCCTCTGACCAACGCAGGGCTTGAGGCTCTAGCCGAGGCAGTTGAACGCGACGCCGCCAATGAGATCGAGCCTGAGCCCACCGGAGCCTTGCAACTGGAAGCCGATTCACAACTGCACGCGGCGGTGAAGCTGACAAAGACCGTTGATCAAGTGCGATCGGAGGAAGGACGTCCCCTGGCGGAAGAACCGAAGACACCTTCGCCATCTGGAATCTTCGTCCAGGTTGGCAAGGCCCTGACTGTAGTCACTGGCGACACGCGCACGCTGAAAGATGATCTGCCGGCCGTGGGTGCCAAGTGGGAGGGCAAAGCGCGTATCTGGACGATGCCAGCGGGCCGCACGCACGAACTGCTGAAAGTCTGCGAGGCGAAGAAAATCCCTGTCACCGAAGTTGACGATAACGGAAAGCCTATCGGCGAATTGCCTCCAACTCAAGAATCCGGCGAAGAGCCAGGATTGCCATTTTAAGCCGATGTGCAACCGCCGCGAGCGCCAAGAGCAGATTTTTCGCATCGACCGATGGCTGCAGGAGTTCCACCAGCGTGCGCCGATTCTATTCAACGTAATGGCTTGCGGGATCGCGCTGATGATTTTTGGAATTGTGGCGATGGTCGTGGAATTGGTTGGGGGGTAGCGATGCTCGTTGTTTTTCTGTGGGCTGTCCTGGCCATCGTTTCATGGCTTGAGCAGCGTTACTTCATCTTCGGTCTCAGCATGTTTTGCCTGGCCTATCGCTTGAGGATGGTTCTGCATGGTGACGGGAGATAAGAGTTGAAACATGGGTCACTCTTTTCAGGTATTGGCGGCTTCGATCTCGGCTTTCAAAGAGCGGGAATCGAAACGGTCTGGCAGGTCGAGATTGATTCGTATTGCCGACGAGTGCTTGAACGCCATTTCCCAACAGCGCAGCGATTCAGCGACATCCGAGAATGCGGAGCACACAATCTGCCCGCCGTCGACATCATCAGCGGAGGATTCCCCTGCCAGGACATCAGCAACGCCGGAAAGCGAGCCGGGATTGACGGAGAGCGCAGCGGCTTGTGGTCCGAATATGCGCGAATCATTTGCGAACTACGACCCCGCTACGTCGTCGTGGAGAACGTCGCAGCTCTGCTTGGACGGGGAATGGAGCGAGTTCTCGGAGACCTGGCCGCGATCGGGTATGACGCGGAGTGGCAAAGCATACGAGCTTCCGACGTTGGCGCGCCGCACAGAAGAGAACGAATTTGGATTGTTGCCTACCCCGCGAGCGATTTACGGGGAGCATCCAGGCATGACGGACAAAGGGCATCTGACTGGAGCGATTCACTTTTGGCCAACACCAACGGCCGAGGACTCACAGTGCAAAGGGAATCATCCAGGAGCAGTGGACTCGCTCCACGCGGCCGTGAAGATGTGGCCGACACCGAAAGCGGGCGATGCGGACTTTGCTTTTCCGAGGACAAGCGGCAGACCAATCGAGAAAGTGACGCACCTAGCGACGGCAGCGCGATATTGGCCGACTCCTCGGGCGAGCGCCGCAATGGCGAACGGGAAAGCAGGCCGTCCCGACTCGGATTGCAGGCTGGAAGATGTAGTGATGAACGTGGAGAAATTTACGACTCCGCAAGCGAGAGACTTCCGCAGCGGGCAGTGCAAACGATTCTCGGACCCAAAGCGAACCAAGAACTTGAACGATCAGATTGGTGGGCAGTTGAACCCAACGTGGGTCGAGTGGCTCATGGGGTACCCGCTAGAGTGGACCGCCTTAGAGGACTCGGCAACGCCATCGTCCCGCAAATCGCGGAATGGATCGGAAGGCGAATAAATGAAGCCGCTTTGCAGCAAATGCGGTAAGCCTCACAAGCGGAGGACGATTTGCGCGCGGTGCCAGGAAACGCTCTGCCCAGCTTGCTTTCCGTTCCACCCTTGCGCCATGGCCGCACTGAAGGAATTACCGGCTTTCGAACTACGAAAGGAGACACAAAATGCAGCGCGTTGAACTTCTCGGCAGGCAAGGCGAAAACGTCGATCACGTGGAAATACCGTTCGAGGCTCCAGACATCATTGCGCACGGCTCACGCCACTTCGTGAAGGACGAGGTGTTGTTTTACCCAGGCCTGAAGTATGTCGAAGCGACTTTGCTTCGCATCGAGTTGCGCAAGGAAGGTTCTAGCGGTCGCGCTGAAGATCGGCGGGTCGCAGGAGCCTAAACGAGTTTCCGGCCAAGAGGTAGCACCCCTACTCATTGGTCGGAGATGCAGCGGAGTGCCCGCGCTGGGTCGCTCCGCTGCAATCTTTGAAAACGAAAGGAAGGTGATGGCTCATGCAGGAAAAAGAAGTGAAGAAGTTTCTGCGGTACGAGTTTTCCCAAACCGAACTGACGGAGTTTTCCAAGTCGCTGGCTCGTGAAGTGCAGGACATTGCGTCCCTGGAACTGGCGAAGAAAGAAGCGATGACCGGCTTCGCTGCCCAGATTGAGGCGCGCAAGTCGGAGATCAACAAGCTGGCGCGGAATATCTCCAATCGCCACGAATATCGAAACATCGATTGCGCGGTTGAATTCCATAAGCCGAACACTGGATGGAAACAGATCGTCCGCAAGGATACCGGCGAAATCGTCGAAGAGTGCGCCATGACGACTACTGAGATGCAAGAGCAGTTACCGTTCGATCCGAAGGAAAGCGAATCGCCCGCAAATGGAGCGGCCGCAAGCGCTTAACAGGATTCGGCTGGTGGCAGCCCCGCGCACCCCACTCCAAACCAGCCGACTAGCCCGAGGCCTCGCTGAAACAACTGGACATTGTGCCCGGCGAGGCCTCGGCAGGAGTTTTTGGGAAAGGGAAGATGAGCAAAATTCAAATTCCTGTCGCCGCATTCGATCAGCACATCATTGTGCTTGGCAAGACGCGCAGCGGCAAATCCTCTGCGATGCGCGTGCTCGTGGAATACCTGCTCGACAAAGAAGAGCCTGTCACCATCGTTGATCCGAAGGGCGACTGGTGGGGCCTGAAAGCCTCCGCGGACGGCAAACAAGCTGGCTATCCGGTCGTCATCTTTGGCGGCGAGCATGGCGACGTACCGCTGAATGCGCGCAGCGGTGCCTCGGTGGCTGAGCTCGTGGCAACGGGCAATCGCTCAGCGATTATTGACCTCGGCGGCTGGATGCCCGGAGATCGCACGCAATTCTGGATTGATTTCTCATCGACATACTTCCGCACGCACAAAGGCCGACACTACCTCGTTATCGACGAAGTCCATAATCTCGCGCCCAAGGGAAAGATACTCGACCCGAACGCCGGGAAAATGCTGCATTGGTCGAACCGCTTAGCCAGTGAAGGCCTTGGCAAGGGCATTTCAATGATCGCCGCCAGTCAGCGACCGCAAAAAGTCCACAACGACTTCCTAACATCCTGCGAAACCTTACTCGCAATGCGCGTCATCCACAAATCCGACCGCGACGCGGTAAAGGATTGGATCGATGCCTGTGGAGATCCAGAGCAAGGAAAAGAGGTTTTGGCCACACTGGCCTCGCTCGCCCGGGGCGAAGCTTGGGCCTACTCGCCAGAATATGAATTTGGGCCGAAGCGCGTTCAGTTTCCGATGTTCGATACCTATGACTCGTTCAAACCGCAAAAGCGCGGGCCCGACGTGAAACTGAAAGGATGGGCAGAGGTCGACCTAGCCGATGTTACGAAGAAATTGGAAGCAGCGGTCAAGGAAGCCGAGGCCACGGACCCCAAAAAGCTTCAAGCTCGCATACAGGAGCTACAGAAGCAGTTGCGCGCCGCCCAGGCGGGCACAAAAGAATCTAAGGCACCAGACGTCAAGGTGTCTGTAGATCGTGCGGTGCAGGCCTCGCTGGCAACATTTCGCAAGGCAATCAGTGACCGTGATCGATTTATTTCGCGACTTACGCGAGAACTGCAAACCCTCTCCCAATTAAAGCCGCCGGAGGCAGTTGATGAAAAAATCCAAGTTCGTCAGCCAAGTCAAGAAGTCACTCGGCCGCATCGAGGGGTACTTAGCCAGCGTCGAATACACACTAGCCGAGCGGAAAGCACTGCTGGATTGGGTGATGGGCCGCCGCTCAAAGCGGGCGCGCGTAAGATGCTCACCATCCTCGCGCAGTGGCACCCGGAAGCGCGCACGAAAGACCAGTTAGGCGCGCTTGCTGGCTTCTCGCCTTCCGGCGGAACCTTCAGCGACTACCTCAGCAAACTGCGCCTCTCTGGCTTCATATCCGAAAACGGGAACGGCATCCACATCACCGACGAAGGCCTGCAGAACGTCGGTGATATTCCTCCACTTCCAAGTTCTACAGACGAACTGCTGGCGATGTGGCGGCCAAAGTTCAAGGCTGGCGTTGGGAAAATGCTCGACGTACTTGTTGAGAATTATCCGGGCTACATCACGCGCGAGGAACTTGGCGAGCGTTCAGGCTACGCCGCGAGCGGAGGCACGTTCAGTGACTACTTGTCGCAGCTTCGGCGCGCGCGACTGATCCAAGAAAGCGGCAACACGGTGACGGCCGCAGAAAGCTTGTTCCCATGAACATCGGCGCGCAGAGCGGACTGGTAGATCCAAAGCACGAGCAAGTCATGGGCAGTGCCGTCTGGCTATACCTGTGGTGCGTGTGGCGGCAGACCAGGCGCACAGGCCTTGTTTTAGGTGGCATGCCGTTCACCTACGAAGAACTCTCAAAGCGGTCCGGTTTCGCGCAAAGGAAACTTCGCCGCTGGATGGAAACCTTAAAGGTTGGCGGCTACCTCGAAGTCACACATACCAGTTACAAACTCATGCGTTTGCGCGTCCTAAAATCCAAGAAGTTCAACTTCAAACAGGCTGGCCTTCCTTTCGAGACTTCGCCCGAAAACGGGCAATCCGATTCGCCCAAAAACGGGCATTATGTCCGACCAAAAACGGGCGATATTGAGACCAAAAACGGGCAATCCAATAAGAGCGTTAGTATGAGCAGTAATGAAACACCTGAGGCGGAGGAGCAAACCGCTGCCGCCACCGCCGCATTCACTGCCATCGGTTCCGACCTCGGACCCTACGGACAAGAAGCCTTCCAAGAAGTTTGGGTCAGAAAATTCCGGCATCACAACGGCGAATGGCTAACCGCAGTCATGGAAGAAACAATCCAAGAATGCCAGCGTTCAAAAATAGGAGTCCCGCCGAGATTCTATTCAGCGAAGCATCGGATTGAGGAAGAAGAAAACGCGCAGTTTGCGGATAGGTACAGGAAGGCGCCACTATGACATCACAACCAACACTCTTCGACGTTCCAATGCCAGCACCACAAGGCAGCGCTCGCCGCGCCGATCCGCCAACCAGCCAAGCCGCGGCGAAAAGCCTCGACACAAATAAGCTTGAGCAACTTGTCGTTCAGGTTTTGCGTGCTCATCCAGCCGGCCTAACTTCACACGAAGTCGCAGCGCATCTAGGCTTGTCGCTCGTAACAGTGAGTCCGCGCATGCGGCCGCTCGTGCGGAAAAACCTCGTTGTCGATTCAGGCGAGAAACGCGCTGGCGTTGGCTTTATGAATTCAATTGTTTGGAAGGCGCGATGAAAAGATTCTGGGATAAAGTGAATAAAGAAGGCCCAATTCCCGAGCATTGCCCGGAATTGGGAAATTGTTGGATCTGGACCGCCGGAACGACGGGCGACGGATATGGCGCATTTTGGCTCGATGGGCGAACTGTCCCCGCGCACTCTGTCGCGCTTAGCCTGGCCAACATAGAGATTCCCAAAGACAAATACCCCGATCACATTTGCCGTGTCCGGCACTGCGTACGATCTACACACCTTCGCGCTCTTACGAATCGTGAGAACGTCCTGGCGGGCGTCGGCCCAAGTGCGCAAAACGCCCGGAAGACCCACTGCAAAAACGGCCACGAACTATCTGGAGCAAATGTCGTGGCTCGACGCGACGGACATCGTAGCTGTCGCACTTGTGTAAACGCGTGGAAACGTGAAAAACGACGGAGTGCGGCATGATCTCTTTTGTTGTCTACGGTCACGCCGAACCACAAGGTTCAACAAAAGCCTTTATCCCAAAGGGATGGAAGCGCGCCGTCATCACGAGCGACAATCGCAAACTCAAACCGTGGCGTCAGGAGCTCACACGCGCGGCGCTGCACGCGGCACCACAATTGAACGGAAATCCAATCGCCCGCGAAACGCCGCTCTGTGTGCGGATAGATTTCTATCTCGCGAGGCCGAAAAGCCTTGCGAAGCGCTTTGAGCGGCCTACGAAAAAACCGGACATCGACAAATTGACGCGAGCAGTCTTTGATTCGCTTACGGGAACAATCATCACCGACGATTCGCAGATCGTAGAACTTCTAGTCGGCAAATGGTTCGGACTTCCCGAGCGCGTGGAGATTTTCATCGAACTCGCGCAACCACACATGCCCTTGGTCGTCAGCAATTTTCAGTCTGCCGAAAAAAATGGGGCTGGCGCATGAGCGATTCAAATATCTGCCTCGCAGTACTTGCCTTTTTCGTGGGAAGGATGCTGGCCACAATAACACCGCCGCCTGAGGTGATCGCCGATTGGTGGCATCGATTCATTTACTGGTGCAAAGGACACAAGCCGAGCCACTATCCCTGCGGCCTTGGGTGCATTCATTGTCTGCGATGCGGAAAGTATCTCAGTTGAATGCGGAGCCGGTTGCGCCGATCTACCTTCCCATCGCCGTAGAAAAGTTTCCGGCCCCGCAAGTGGAATAGTACACGCACGGTCAAGCAGGCGGCTGATTCTCGGCTTTGTGGGGCAAAAAGGAGAGGGTGATGAGCGACGAAATGTTTCGCAGACAGGCAAAGAAGATTTGGAATCGGCTGACTAAGGCTGACCGCAAGACGATTCTGCTTGACCGTCGAGTGTGGCCCCAAGTCTCCGTCATTCCAGAGTACGAATGCGGCTTGAAGTGGGACAAATTGCTGCCAAGCACACAAGGGCGGCTGGTGGGCTTAGATTTCTCAATGATTCTCGGCAAGGAAGTTTCGCCGGAGACAGAGTAGTCCAGCCCCATAGGGGGCTTGGCGATGGAGAGGGAAATGGGCGAGACGCGAAGTGACCGCAATTTTGAGCTTTGGTGGGTGTCGAATCCGTCGAACATGCTGAATTTGACGCCAGAGCAGGCCGAACGCGCCAAGATTACCGCTAAAGGAGCCTGGGAAGCGTCGAGATATTTCGAGTTACTTGAGCTAGAAGAAAGTGCCGCGCCCCGCACAGCACGTGGAGAGTGACGATGTACGACACAAAATGTAGAGACTTAGCTGAATACTTTCTGGAGGACGAGGAACACGTTCCAGAGGAAGTGGATAGCCTTGCGCAAGAGATTCAAGACTCGATTGAACGCTGGTTCGAGCCGCGCCAATCAAGACCAAAGGAAGTAACGCCGTGACCACTGACAGGGTAGGTAAGGTGCTGGAGAAAGTGGCTGCTACGTGCGCTGAACACGCTGGCAGACTTCGTATGCAGCAAAAGCCAGAGCCAAACTTTACCGCGATTCTGGAGCAGCAGATCGGCCCACTCCTTCGCGCTGGGCAGGCGATGCGGCAGAAGATGGTTATAGCCGCGCCGATGAATAAGTCTAGCTACGATTGGGACGACGCGCTGGCAACACTGGAGGGTCGGGATGTGCTCGGGGCAGCTATAGACAAACTTAACGAGGACGTTGATAGCTAGGAGAGTCGGGATGGGAAGTAAGGGGAAAGTACCGCGAGGCGCAGACCCATGCTTCTGCGGAGATTACCGTTCGCAACACAGACATGGGCCAAGCGAAACGTGGTGCTTCTGTGGATGTATGGCGTTCCATTTCACGCGACGCGCCAATGCCGAAGAAATAGCGCACTGGAATCAGTACCACGCCGCCCGTGAAGCCGGTCCAGCGCGAGGGAAGAGGAAGCCATGAGCAATTATTGGTGCTGTAAAGCAGACTTTGGAGACTTTGGAGAGCATGAACCGACCTGCAAGAACTATGTCCAGCCTACCCTCGCCGCCCGCCCTCAAGAGCAGGACAGCCAGCCAGAGCCAGCCGTAAAGAATCTGCGCGAACGGAATATAGAGCGTGGAGCCTTCCAGCACGGCGCTCAGTCTATGGCTGAGAAGGCGGCACGGGCAGTTGAAAATTCTATTGTCACTGAACCTTCGCGAGAACAACTAGCTGCCCACATCCGCTCCCTCGCTGGAGCCGCCACCACCACGAGCACGCAGGAATGGCAGCCTAATTCGATAGATTCAGTATTTAACGCTGCTTACAATCCACGCCCGGTCGCCCCGCCGAGGGAGGAAGTGCGCAAGGAATGTACCTGCAGCAAATGCCAGCCCGTGCGCGTGCAGCCGGGGAGGGAGGAGCCACAGTGAAGCCTGAAACTTGTGTATTTCTCGCGATTTGTATCGCCTTCGGGCTGTTGATGAACAAGGTCGAGCTGCGGTTGGGATGGAGGATTTTTATCACCTGCTTTTTCTTGGCGATGATTTATTTCTATGGCTATTGCTGCCGATAGGAGCCGGCAAAAGGGGACCCTAAAACTATGATCTCGAAATCTTAGCGGGCTCACCTGTACCTCTGGACAGTGCTTTTCAGTGAATCTAATGGAGTTATTTCTTGTATAAATACTAAAAACAACGTACAAATTACCAAGCGTTTCGTCTCAGGCGTTTCTCAGCCGCCTTTTTCTCTCCACCGCTGGGGACTTCTTCAACTAAAACCACACGTGTCTAAAAATCGCTTCTGTCTAGTTCCGCCGCGCATGTCGCTGGCGGATTACTCAACTCACTCCTGCGACGATCATTCCCATTCTCATTTGAACAAAGCTCAGGTCTACGAGCTGCAATCCCACGGTGCGATCGAATGGCTGCGTGGATCTCTTTCTACGGCCACAGCCAAAAATAAAGCTGTCATCAAAATGATCCGGTATTGGTCGACGCGTGGTTTGAGCTGTTCCGTTGGTTCTGAAATCGCTGCGATGCTTTGCGACGATTCTCGCCGATCCATCGGGGCATCAATGCTCGCACACATAAAACTGAGAAGCGAAGAACAAATCCAGCAGTCGGAAAGGCCGCTATGCTATCAGCAATCTTGATTTCACTTTTGGTCGGGGCTGCAATTGGCGTCACAGCGTTTTGTTTTGGCCACGCTTGGGCTTCTAAAATCTACGCCGATTTAATCGCCGGGCTGCAGAAAGCCAAATCAGCGACCGAAGAAGAACTCGCCAGACTCAAACAAAGACTGTGAAAACGTGCCGCGTTCGGCAAAAAGCGCTTGCCAAGCGCCTGCATGCAAGAATTCATCGGTTGGAAAATACTGTCCACAACATGCGAGCCTTGCGAACGGTAATCGCTTGCAGCGAGATAAAGAGCGCGGACATTCGCGTGAGCGCGGCTACACTCGCCAACACGAGAAATGGAGAGCACTCGTGCTACGGCGTGATCCGCTTTGCAAGATCGCGCGACTTTGCGGCGGGTTTGCCAAATCAACTGAAGCCGATCATAAGATTCCGATTCGCGCTGGCGGCGCGCGATTTGACCTCGCAAACGGACAAGGCGCATGCAAAGCTGATCACGCTTGGAAGACCGCCACAGAAGACTCCTTTTTTTCTCGACACAAAAAGGTGGGGCCAGGTAAATCTCTACAAATCCAAAGCCCTGAAACCCCCCTCTTACCTCCCGACACACCGCCGCGAAATTGAAAAAATCGTGAAATCGCCGCTAAGTCCAATGGAATCAACAATCGAGCCGCTGACATGCAAGTTTCCTACGACCTAATTGAAAAGTTCTGCAAAGCGATCGCAGTGGCTGAGGGTTACGGCAAGCCCGGCCCGACGCAGCACGCAAACAACCCGGGCAACATCACGGACGACGGAGACGTAGGCTGTGGCGTTTGTGAAACGCACGGCGCGCACGGCGCGAAGATCACCATTTACCCTTCGCCAGAAGTGGGCTGGTCCGCCCTCGAGCGCAAAGTTCGCCGGATGCTATCTGGCGCTTCACACACTTACACCCTCGATATGACAGTGATGGAAGTTGCCTTGAAGTGGTCTGGCGATCCTAATTGGGGTTTGAACGTGGCGCAGTGTTTGAAGGTGGCGACGGACACTACGCTGCGCGCGCTCGTGGCGAGTGACCCGAAATCCAATGGATGAAATGGAAGAGGCCAAGGAACGTGTGGTGCAAGCCGCGAAACATTGGGCGAATGGCTACCACGAACAGCGTTCGATCACAGAGCATCAAGCCTACGCGTCCGATTTAGTCGAAGCAGTGAAGCACTTGGAAATCGTCGAAGTCCTGCAAAGAGTAAAGGGCAATGGCTAGAGGGCGCCGTCCACTCCCGAGCGCGGTGAAGGACCTCCGCGGCAACCCTGGCAAGCGCGGCGTGAACGAGAACGAGCCGAAGCCGCCCGTCGGTGATCCTGAAATGCCGCCTGGACTCTCCGAAGCCGCACAGTGCGAATGGTTCCGAATGCTTGAGTGCCATCGCAGCATGGGCTTGATTAAGCCAGTGGACGCAACGGCCCTGGCCGTCTACTGCGCAACCTTCGACATTTGGCTGAAGGCGATGGCCGACGTAAATGAAAACGGGCTGCAGATTAAACAGCCGGTGATGGGCCGCAAGGGAACGATCGAGGAGAACGTTGTCGTGGGCGTCATCACGAAAAAGAATCCGGCGGTCGCGATTGCCTTCGAGGCGAAGAAGACGCTGAAGTCCTACGCTTGTGAATTTGGTGACACGCCGGCCGCACGATCGAAGCTACATGTCGAATCGGAAAAGCCGCCTGACCCGGCGGACGCCTACTTCAATAAGAAACAGAACGCTCCGAAGCACATCAACTAAATGAGCTACATAACCGTCTGGCTTCTCTACTTCATCGGCCAAGCCCTCCACATCCTTCTCGCCGCAAACCTCGTCATCAAGAGCAAACTCAACTCTGTCGACTCGCTTCGAACTTACTTCGCTCTGCGCTGGGTGCCGCTCGTGTGCCGGCTGTTCCTGACAACTCTGACATTTGTTTTGCTCTGGAATAACCCGGCGATCGCCAACATCGAAAAGCTAATGCCGACGTTTTCGACACAGGTCGCAATGGCTGGAATTCTCGGATGGTTCTCCGATTCCGTGTTCGACAAGATCATTTCTCTGGTGCCCTGGCTACAGCGGGAACTGCCCGCGATCCCTCAGGAATGAGAAAACAATGAGAATACTCTTACTGCTTCTTTCTTCATTTCTGCCGGTCTACAACGCAACCACGCCGCCGCCCCTGGTCGATATTGGACAAGTGGTCACTTTATGGTCGGCGGAAACTCCCACTCCAGGAAACGGAACGACCGCAGCAAGTCAACAAGTCACGCTTTCCAAAACCCTTCACGGCTTTGCGATTGATGGGAAGTTCTCCGGGGCTCCGGGCACGTTCGAGGTCGATGTGCAGGTCGCGGCGGTCGATGCCGATGCAAATTATCAGACTGCCGTGGGCGGAAACATCACTTCGGTCGATTCGACAAATAACACTTTCCATTTCGACGGCACGCTGGTGAAGGCTAAGTATGTGCGCCTGCTCATGCGGACGCGCGGCAATTCAGTTTCGATCACCGCGACGATCACAGGATGAAGGCCATTAAACAACTCGGGGCACTCGCGGCATTGTTCCTTTCGTTCTTCGCGTGCCCATCTCAAGCTACGTCAATAGGCCCGTGGGCGAAACAGGGAACGGTTATCGCGGCCGTTTCGTCGGACTCGCCCGGGCAGCCAAACGCTTTCTTTGAAGCCAGTGGTTGCGTGATCGTTTCTAATCCCTGCTTCAAATTAATCTTCGGAACCACGAATGGCATCTGCTATGCGGAATCTTCGGACGGCGCCACCTACACACGCTATGCCACCAATTCTTGCATCGTCATCTCGAAAACTAATTTCGGGAACGCCTACGCCTATCCCCGCATCTACAAAAATGGCTCAACGTACAACATGGCCGTTGGTCCGATCGCTGGGCCGATTCAGATATGGACTTCGACCAACCTAACCAGTTGGTCCGTGCAAAACGCCAACGCGATCCAGGACAGCGGCAACACACTCCAATTGAGTGTCGTCGATATAGTCGGCGGCACCTGGTACGGCTACTATGCGTTCACGACAAACGCCAACGTCAACGGCTGGCAAATGCGTCTGGCGACCTCGCCGGATGGCATCACTTGGACGAAGGTAACCAGCAACACCATCACTTATGAAGGGCCAAGTAATTTCGAGTTTCACAAGGTAGGCAGCGTTTACTACGGCTGGTCGCAGATCACGCTGCCGAACATTCCAGGCAATACCAACGCGCAATTTCCCAGCGACATCATGCGCTTCTACGCGTTGAGTCCGACAGGACCGTGGACGCCTCTGGGAACTCCAACGCTGTACCGGACTACCGCGGTCGAAGGGGTAGCAACAGGCGGCGGGGCTTTCAATATTACCGGCCAAGTAGCCGATCCTTCGCTAGTCTCTGACGGCACAAATCTTTGGATTTACTACACAGCGGATTCTAGCGGAGGCAGTTGGGTAATCTGCGCCGCAAAAGCAGCAAACGCCACATTCGCGCAGTTAGTCGCGGGCTATGAAGGCGTCAAGGATATTCCAATCCCGACCGCGGCGGGGTTGGCGCTGAATCTGAATCAGCAAGCCGCCGACACGTTCACCGGATCAAATGCGAATCCCATCGCGGGGAACTGGACGCGCGTTTCTACGCTGTCCAACTTCGGCACCGCGCAGCTCCTATCTAACGCTGCCGTAGCGGCGGTGACTTCTCCGCAGCGCGCCTCTTACTACTGGAACGCGCAGGCTTTTGATAACGATCAGTGGTCGCAAATTACGGTCACGACTTGCAATGGCACTTCAATTTGCGGCGTCGCGACGCGTGAAAGCACCTCCGGCGCGGCCAGCGAATATCAGGGCACCTGGGTCGGTGTCTCTGGTCTAGGCGTCAATGGCGGCTGTCGCATTCAGAAATTCGTATCAGGGACAAGCACAACGCTTGCGAGTTGCTCCGGCATAAAACTGAGCAGCGGAGATTCGGTCGTACAAGCTTCGATCGGCACCACGTTAAGCCTTTACTTCAATGGCGTCTTAATTATGACAATAACTGATTCTTCTCTCGCTGCCGGGTCTCCAGGCTTTCAGATGTTTGCGGTTTCTGCGGCTACCGACACCGTGGAAGACAATTGGACGGGTGGCAACGTCGTGGCTGCGGCGGCAATACCGACGCCAGCCGGAACTGCCGCGGGGGCCTATGGGCCTGTTCCTGCGTTTGGCGGGACTTTGGGAGCATACGGGCCGCACATACCTTGATTAAGAAGCTCGAACGCAAAAGCAAAACGATTGCCTCGCACCCGGCCGAGATTTACGCGCAGAAGGCCGCGAACGGGGAATTGGTGTGCTCGAAGTGGGTGCGCCTAGCCGCGCAGCGGCATTTACGGGATTTGAACGAAGCGCACCGCCGCGGGCTTTGGTTCGACACTGCGGCTGCGCAACACATGATCGATTTCTTCTCTTTGCTGCGCCATAGCAAGGGGGAGTGGGCTAAGGAAGAGTTCAAGCTGGAACCATGGCAGCAGTTCATCTTGTGGGTCGTTTTCGGATGGAAGCGCGCCGACGGAACTAGACGTTTCCGCCATGCATATGTCGAGATTGCTCGTAAGAATGGAAAATCCACGCTCTGCGCAGGTGTGGGACTTTACATGCTTCGTGCCGACGGCGAGGAGGGCGCTGAAGTTTATTGCTTTGCGACGAAGAAGGACCAAGCGAAGATCGTGTTCGCCGAAGCCGAAAAGATGCGCAAGGCATCTCCGGGATTGTCCAAACGCATTGAATCTTGGCGCAACAATATGTGCGTGCCCGAGACGAACTCCAAAATGGAGCCGCTGGGCGCAGACTCGGATACCCTGGACGGTCTTAACGTATCGTGCGGAATAGGAGACGAGATACATGCGCACAAATCCCCAAAACTTCTTCAGGTCATCGAAACGGCAATCGGTTCACGCCTCCAGCCTTTAATCTGGAAAATCACCACGGCGGGCCATGACCGCGAAAGTGTTTGCTGGCACGAGCGCGAGCGTTGTATAGCGATCCTCGAGGACATCAAGCAGGGCGACGACGTATTCGCCTTTATCGCTTGCCTGGATGAAGGGGACGATTGGCACGACGAAACGAACTGGATCAAGGCGAATCCGAACCTTAACGTCTCCGTCAAATTGGAGACGCTGCGCGAAGGCGCGCGCAAAGCCGACCAGCAACCCTCTTCGCTCAACGGATTCCTTCGCCTACACCTGAACGTTTGGACGAATCAGGAGCACGCGGCCATCAAGATTGAGCAGTGGAACAAGTGCGTAGGCTTCTCGCTCAAAGGAATCGACGTCAAGGTCCTGCGCGATCAGATGCTGGAGCGCCTGGCCGGTCGCCAGTGCATCATCGCCGTCGACTTGGCTTCCACTCAAGACACGGCCTGCTCGCTCAAACTCTTTCCGCCGCTCGAAGATAAGCCAACCATCTGCATTCCCGACTTCTGGCTGCCTGAGGATAACGTTGAGGAAATGATGGATAAGTGGCGGTCGACGCAGGCGTCCTATGACGTTTGGGCCCGCGAAGGCTTCCTGCACCTGACGCCCGGCGACGTCATCGACTATGACGAGATCAAGAATCAGATCCTTGCCGACTGCAAGCGCTACGACGTGAAAGAAATCACCTTCGACCCTTGGAATGCCACGCAATTCGCGAACGACCTGCAAAAAGAAGGCATCCACGTCGACAAACTGGTGAAGTTCCCGCAGACGGTTGCGATGTTCGCCGAGCCGACGAAGCGACTGCTGGAGACCATGATTCCAGGCGAAAAGATTGCACACTTGGGGAATCCACCGCTTCGCTGGATGGCTTCGAACCTAGTCGTGAAAGAAGACAATAACGGGAACAAGCGGCCGGTCAAGAAATCGAACGCCGCAAAGATCGACGGCATGGTCGCGCTCATCATGGCGATTGGCCGGACCATCGCCAACCCGCCGAAGCCCAAGTCCGTCTATGAAACTCGGGGCGTGCTGTCGCTGTGAAGCCATCATTTTGGCAAGGCTTCAAGGCGTGGATGGGCTTCCGGGCCGATTCTGGCGGTCGCACGATCGACCCTTTAGACGATCGGTACTACGGACACCGCCCGGGCTACGGTACGGCCTCAGGCCAGGATGTAACGCCGGAACTGGCACTGAAACTGGCCGCGGTTTATGCGTGCGTCAGGGTAGTTGCGGAAACCATCGCGTCCCTGCCGCTGATTATTTACAAGCGACTGCCAGATGGCGGAAAGGTCCGCGCGATCGAGCACCCGCTTTACAAGGTGCTCCACGACGCGCCGAACCAATGGCAAACCTCGATGGAATGGGTCGAGATGATGCAAGGGCATCAGGAATTGCGCGGGAATGCGTACTCGCTGATTCAATCGGGACCCCGCGGCGCCGTCGATTCACTTATCCCGGTTCATCCAGACCGCGTTGTGGTCAAACGCCTGGAAAATGGCCGGCTGCGCTACATCGTCACGGACTGGTATACCGGGGAACGAAAGCCCTACGCGCAGGAAGAAGTCTTCCACATGCGGGGCTTGTCATCCGACGGTATGACCGGGATGAGCACAGTCGGGCTGGCGAGCGAGGCTATTGGTCTAGGTTTAGGCCAGCAGGACTACGCCGCGCGGTTTCTTGAGAATGATGCGCAGCCACGTGGCGTTCTGGAGCATCCGCAGACTCTCAGCCCTGAAGCATCGAAGCGCATTCGCGACACTTTCACACAAGCCCAGAGCGGCGCAAATCGCCATAAACCGGCGGTTCTTGAAGAGGGAATGAAGTATTCGGCGCTCTCGCTTAACAACAAAGATTCGCAGTTTCTTGAAGCGCGGGTCTTCACGACGGCAGAGATTGCTCGGTTTTTTCGGATGCAGGCACACAAAATTGGCGACCTAACGAAGGCGACATTTTCGAACATTGAGCAACAAAACATCGAATTCGCAACCGACTGCATCCGACCGCGCGTGGTCCGATGGGAACGGCGCATTAAGGTCGATTTGATTGATCCTTTGGGACTCGGCGACGACTATTTCTGCGAGTTTCTGATGGACGCATTGCTCCGCGGCGACCTGAAAAGCCGCTATGAGGCCTACTCTATCGGAATCCAAAACGGTTTCATGTCGCCGAACGATTGTCGCCGCTCCGAAAACCTCAATCCCATCGCGAAAGAGGACGGGGGAGATACGTATATGCGGCCGACGAACATGTCGACGCCGGTCGGAAATGCGCCGCCAGCGGCCCCGGTCGACCCGCTTGAGAGTACGGACGACGCCAACGCATGAGCCTTGCTTTCAAATGTGACCGTTGCGGACAGTTTAAGGAATTACCATCGCGCGATGATATTGGTTCTACGACGACTGCGATCTTTCTTCATCGCCATGATTTATTGCAGCATGTCTACCTTTGCGAATCATGCGGAGCTGCTTTCTTCAATTTTATGAGCGACAAGCACGAAGACTGGAAGTGGCAACCTGATTTCCAGCTTACGAGGAACCGATGAACAAATATCAGCACATCCGCACGGAATTCTACGGCAAGCCCTGGGCGATCCTTCCGGAAAAACTGCGCCAGATCACGCAGCTGCTCCAGTTTGCGGCCGAAGGCGGCAAGTACACCGACGAAGAGATTCGCGCACGCATAGGTGCTGGGCCTCGCGTCACGCCAAAGACTCCGGGCATGGTCGCGCTGATTCCAATTTACGGCGTTGTTTCTCACCGCATGAACATGATGAACGAAATCAGCGGCGGGGGCGGTACATCGATCGAGAAACTGACGGCAACCTTTCGGCAGGCACTGAATGACCCGAACGTGAAGGCGATTGTTTTTGACGTGGACTCGCCTGGCGGGGCAGTGGACGGCGTTCCTGAACTGGCCGATGAGATTCGCGCCGCGCGCGGGCAAAAGAAGATTGTCGCCGTAGCAAACACGATGGCGGCCAGCGCGGCGTACTGGCTGGCGTCCGCAGCCGATGAACTTATCGTCACGCCGAGCGGGGCAGTTGGTTCCATCGGTGTATGGGGCGCGCACGAGGATTATTCCAAGGCGCTTGAGCAGGAAGGCGTCAAGGTCACGCTTATCAGCGCAGGAAAGTACAAGGTCGAAGGCAATCCTTACGAGCCACTGTCCGAAGAAGCGCGCGCATCGCTGCAAGCCGACGTTGATAGTTTTTACTCGATGTTCGTGAATGCGGTTGCGAAGAACCGCAAAGTTGCGCAATCGGCGGTCGCGGATGGCTATGGCCAGGGCCGCATGGTAATGGCCTCGCTGGCCTTGAAGCAAGGCATGGTCGACGGAGTGGCCACGCTCGACGAAACACTGGCACGGTTCGGAGTCGCGTCGGCCACAAAACGCATGAGCGCCGCAGTCGCGAACGACCTGCGCGAAAGAGAACTCGCACTCTACTAAACGAAATTCGTCGCTGTCCGGGCAACTGGCCAACGGCAGAATGCGCCAAATTGCGATCAGGTGACTGAACGCCGGCGGCGTCGTGTAACACAAACTAAAAAGGAGCATTGGACATGTCGAATACAAAAGCCTTGTTTCAACGCAAGGCCGATTTGACGAAACAAATGCGTGCCCAGCTCGATAAGGCGCGCGCCGAGGATCGTGGCCTTACCGAAGAGGAACGGGCAGCGTATGACAAGAACATCACGCTTCTGGCCTCGATCGAAGAGGATCTGAAGCGGGAGGCGCACCTACTGGAAGTGGAACGTGGGCTGATTCCGGTCAATGACTCGGACAAAGCCGCGGCTGGCGCAGCCGGAGCTCCACAAGGCAAGGACCCGAGCAAGTTCGCATCCTTCGGCGAACAGCTCATGGCCATCGTGCGCGCCGAGCGCAGCAACGGGCGGCACATCGACCAGCGCTTGTTTGCGGCGGCCTCTGGTGCCAGCGAAGCGGTTCCTTCCGATGGCGGTTACCTCGTGCAGAAAGACTTCGCCGCCGAAGTCTTGAAGTATATGCATGACACTGGCGTGTTTTCGTCCCGCGTGCGTCGCATTCCCATAAGCGGCGGCGCTAACGGTTTGAAGATCAACGCCGTTGACGAAACAAGCCGCGCAACCGGCTCCCGCTGGGGCGGTGTTCAGGCATATTGGGTGAACGAAGCGGACACGCTGACTTCCTCGAAGCCGAAATTCCGCCAGGTCGAACTCAACTTGCAGAAACTCGTCGCGTTGTTCTATGCGACCGATGAAATTTTGCAGGATGCGGCCGCCCTCGAAGCGATTTTCACCCAAGCATTCGCCGAAGAAATGGGCTTCAAGGTTGACGACGCCATTTTCCAGGGAGACGGTGTCGGTAAGCCGCTCGGCTTCATTAACAGCGGCGCCGTGATTCAAGTCGCGAAAGATAGCGCCGATTCGACCGCGACTGTGAGCACCACGGACGTTTTGAACATGTGGGCTCGCCTGTTTTCGCGGAGCCGACAGAACGCCGCGTGGTTCATCAACCAGGACGTTGAGCCGAAGCTGTATCCGCTCACCTTGGGCAGCGGCACCGCCGTGCAGTTGCTCTACACGCCGCCCGGAACCAACGGAAACCAATACGGCCAGTTGCTCGGCCGTCCGGTGATTCCTACGGAGCACAACGCGACGCTTGGAACGGTCGGGGACATCGTTCTCGCCGATTTGAGCGCCTATGTGTTGATCGACAAAGGCGCTCCGCGGCAGGATTCGTCCATGCACGTGCGTTTCATCAACGATGAAATGACGTTCCGCACGACCTACCGCGTGGACGGTCAACCCTGGTGGAACAAGGCGCTGACCCCGTTCGCCGGTTCGAACACGCAATCGCCGTTCATCACTCTCGCAACCCGTCCGTAAGCCAACCCCTTCGGGCGGTAGCTCATTGAAGCCGCCGCCCCTCAAAATTCAGGAAAAGGAGAAACAAAATGCAAGGTGCAGTGATTGCAGAGCAACAGCACGTCGTGAACATCCTGCCGCCCGTGGACATCACCGGCGGCAAAACGTGCCAGGCATTCAACATGAAGAATCACGGTCACGCGACAATTATTGTTCAGATTGGCGTGTCGGCCGCGGCCTTCACGAAGATCATCGTCAGCTATGGCACGGCGACCGCCGCAGTTGGCGCAACCATCGCCGGGGCTACCGCCATGCCTTTCTCGATCTATAAACAGGAAACGGCCGGTGCGGACCAGGACGTTCTGGGCGCGCGCACAGCGGTACTCGCGGCAGGTTACACGCCTTCGGCGAATGACGGGATTATGTACGTCATCGAAATCGATGCGCGTGAATTGGCCGACGGCAACCCCTACGTGCAATTGTCGTTCACGAACGGCTCGAACAGCGTGATCGCCAGCGCGGTGGCAATTCTGAGCGGCGCGCGGTTCGCTGGTGCGACACAAGCGACGGCAACGACCTAAACCACAAAACAAAAAGCAGGAGCAGGCGAGGGCGGTCGTCGAGGCCGCCTTCGCTTTTCTAACCATGTTCATCGTGATGAAAGACGGCCCGAAGAAGGGCGAAGTGCAGGAAATGAAGTTTGGCGTCGCGCGTGACCTCATCAATCTCGGCCGGGCCGTGCAGTACTTCCCTGAAGAGCAGGGAACGCCAGCGCCGCGGCCGCAACTGCTGACGCTCGCTGACGACGTTGGCCAGCCCGCAGTCGAAAAATCGAAGAAGAAAAGAGGCAAGAAATGAAGATTCGCCTTCTGGAAAACGTGAGCAGTCACGGATTGAACGGCTGCAAGGGTCAGGAATTGGAACTCGACGACGCAGTGGCCATCGACCTCGAAAAACACGGCCACGCCGAGTTCATCGGTGACGACGCGGACGCACTTGGCGAAGCGGTTCGCTCCAAGGCGGGATATGGCTTGAACGAGTCCGCGCAGGGGCCCGACGAAGCGACCACCACGACCAAGAAAAAGAAGAGATAAATGCCAGGACTCCGAGTCATAAGCGAGGCCGCGACGTTGGCGGTGCCCCTTGAAGTGGTCAAAAACCACATGAGGGTGGACACCGCCGACGATGACGCGCTGATCACCATCTATCTGAAAGCGGCGACCAAGAAAGTCGAAGGCTTTCTCGGTCGCTCGCTGGTAAATCAGGGCTTCGTTCAATCCTTCGACTACTTTCCGCATTTGCGCCACGATTCTGGCCACAGCCGGCGCCATCATCCCCTACAAATCAAGCTCGCCCGTTCGCCTTTGGCACAGGTTTCGCGGATCGAATACCTAGACCTCACCGGCGCTCTGCAAACCATGGTCCCGCGGGTCGATAAGAAGTGGCAGGCCTCGACCATCGTCATCGTCGGCAACCAGATCCTCGATCCAAACGGGAACATTCAGGAAGTGGCGACAGGAGAAGAGGAGGGCGGCGAGGATCCGACGACCACCGGCACGGACGAACCGGAATGGGGAACGGATCTCGGAGACAGCGTCCCGGATGGCGAAGTCACCTGGGAATGCAAAGGTCCGGCACCGGCGGGCGATTTCATCGTCGACACGAATTCCGAGCCAGGCCGCATCTATCCGAACGTCAATACGAATAACTATTGCTGGCCGGCGACGCAGCGAGTGCCGAACGCGGTGCAGGTCTATTTCACCGCCGGCTATGGCGTCAATGCCGACGCCGTCCCTTCGATTTTCAAGACACCGCTGATGATTTACACCAAGGGGCTCTATGACTTCCGCGACCCGCTCCTGACGACGCCGGGTTCCGCGCCGCAAGAACTCCCAAGCCATCTAAGGGACCTGCTTTGGGAGGACCGCATCAAGGATTTCGCTCCGACCGAAGGGTGAAAGAATTTCAAAATTTTAAGGAGAACAAGATATGCCGCAGATTACGCAAAACGATTTAACCACAATCCTCGATAAGCTCGCCCGGTTCGCGAGCGAGTCGATCGGCGACCCAGAGTTTAACGACGCATTCAACGCCGGAATGGAAACGGCATCGAACAATGTGCTTTCCGGGGGAAACTCCATCGCGACATTCATCCTCGATCTCGACGACGAAGACGTCGAGGCCGATCTCCTGCCGGCCGCCCACCAACTGAACATTCACCACCCGACGCCGCCCGACGGCTTCCTTCTTTCCATCGCCAGCGTGAACAACATGGTCAAGGCGATCGACACGCACCTGAAAGGCTACGGCTTCGCCGGCCTGGACGCCTATCTGACCTCACTGAACGGGCCGACCGGCATGACGCCGACCCTGCGCGCGCATGGGAACTTCAAGAAATACCTGAAGACGCTTTCGAAGCAAAACGCCTTCATTCCCGCCGACATCACTCTCGCAACCTTCGCGGAGACCGGCGCAGCGACAGGGACTTATGCGCACGTCGCCGCGGTCGATAAGACGACCTACGCGGGCGCGAAGCTGGTCATCAAGAACGTCACCGCGCTGACCTCTTCGCCGGTCGTCACCGTCACCGGCAAGAAACTCGACGGCACGACCGCGTCTCTGACGGCGACGCTCTCGACGCACACCATCAACGCCGAGACCAACCTCTCGGACGTGACGAAAGTGTTTTACGACGTCACGAACATCACGATCGCTTCGGGCGGGACAAACGCCGAGTCGTTTGCCGTCGTAGCGAAAGCGGACCGCGACGTCTCTGCAGCCTAAATGCCAGCCCTTGATTCAGATGTCATCATCAACGGAACCAACTTCCGTTGGCGCGTCAAAATCGTTCGGCCAAACCTGACGAAAGACAGCGCCGGCGGATGGGATCCGGACGACGTCACGCTCGTCGCGGAGGTATGGGCAGCAGTTGAGGCCCTCTCCGCGACTACTTTCGGTAAGACCGTTTATGCAGCGCAGCAGGAGACCGCCCAGGTCACGCACCGGGTCACCATCCGGTATTTGGCGGGCGTCAAGTCGAGCATGAACATCTGTTTTCGCGACCGGGTCTTCAGGATCGAGGCGGTCGTTGACCCGGATGAGCAGCAAAAGGTTCTTTACCTGCTATGTGTCGAGCGCAATGACTCCGCGATTCAGGTTGCTATATGACGAAGGTCGTCGACGTAAAAATCACCGGACTTGAGGAATTGCAGGAAAAGCTCGAGCACCTGCCCATCAAGGCCTCGCGCAAGATCATGCGTCGGTCGCTGCGCGTGGCGGCGCAGATTTGGGTCGACGAGATGAAAGCGCGCGTGCGGCAGGGGCCGCACCATTTCAAGGGCGGCTTTGACCTGTTCGGCGTGATCGCCAAAACCATCGGAATGCGCCTGAAGGTGACCTCGGACCTCGAGGGAACGGCCACCGTAGGCGTTCCAAAGAAGGTTTTTTGGGCTCGTTTCGTCGAATTTGGCACTGCCGTCCGGTTCCGAGGCAAAAAGACCGGTGGCAAACGCTCTGGCGCGACAACAGGCAAGATGCCCACCAAATTCGCATTTGCGCGGAAGGCTTTCGAAACCAAGAAGCAGGCAGTACTCGAGAAGTTCAAGGAAGATTTGAAGCAAGCGCTAGAGGAAGAAGGGATACACCTTCAATAAATGCTCGTCGAAGGACTGCAAAGCTTCCTGGCGGGCAACGGGCCGATCTCTGCGCTGGTCGGGGACCACACGTATGCGGGCCAGCTCCCGGAGCTGAAGGCGCCGACCGACCTTCCGGCCATCGTGTATCGCGAGGTTCATGGCGACGGCGAATTCTCAATGGACGGCCCGGACCAGTTGCAGCATTCACGGATGCAATTTTCGTGCTACGGGAAGCTTTATAGGGATGCGAAGCGCGTGGCACGCACGCTGCGCGCCGAGCTCGAGGCCTTCACCGGCCAACTGAACGACGGCACGGTCATAGAGCACATGCAGCGCGAGAGCGAGACCGACCTTTTTGAAGATGCGCCGCTCGTGTACTGCACAGCGATCGATTTCAAGATCACGTACCAGGACAGCGGCACGTAAAAGTTTTCCGGGGGTTCCCCTGGGAAAGTTTCGAACACTAAAAGGAGACGAATATGAGCAACGCAGTATGCCCTCGGGGAACGCAGTTGCAACGCGGAACGAACCCTGACGCCCCGACAGGGTACACGACTCTTGCCGAAGTGCGGAAGATCACCCGCACTGGAGCGAAGTCCGGGTTTGACAACGTGACGAACATGGACAGCGGATCTGACGAGGAAATGCTGCCCACGATCAAGACGCCTGGCACATGGGATTTTGAAATCAACTATGTCCCGAACGACGCGACCCAGGCAACCCTTCTCGCCGACTATAACGATCAGGTCTTGAGTCCGTGGAAGGTGCTCTTGCCGGACAATGCCGGCGCCGGGGCTTGGACATTCAATGCCTATGTTGAGAGCGAGGACATCACCCTGGATTTCAGCAAGGCTGCAACGAAGTCGATCAAGTTGCAAGTCACAGGTCCGGTAACTTTCACCCCGGGCTCTTAATTCGCTTCATTGGACGCAATTCGGGCGGGTCGATTCATCGGCTCGCCTTTTTTATTTATAGGAGGCTTTTCAGATGGCCACGGCCCTACAGAAGAGGAAGGTTCCGGCGCTTGAGTTCACGCTCAAAGTTCCAGGCGAAGGCGAGTTTTCATTCGACTTGACCTATGACTTCAACGCCGCCGCGGCGCTGCAGGAAAAGACTGTTTGCAAGAGGTATCCCGCGGGCATCAACTTAATGGAGCTTGGGGCCTGGCGTCATATCGCGGAGCCAATTTTTCTAGGTGCTCTTTTTTGGGCGGGGATCATCGGGCGCCATCCGGAATACAACAACGACGAAGGCCTGGAAATCATTCGCTCCTATATGAGCGAGCACAATTCTGACGCCGTTATGACGGCTTGCTGGGACGCCTACCTGCTGAACGTTCCGCCGAAAAAGCGTGACTTCATGCAGGACCTGAAGCTGAAGGCAGAGGCAGAGATTAAGAAGAATGCGGAGGCCGCGTCAAAAGCGCTGGACCCTCCAAGTCCGGCGGCGGCCGATCCGCAGCCGGAGAGTTCGACTGGGTCGGAACCTATGCCATCGCCCGAATCGACCTCGGAGTTAGCGAAGACGAATTCGGCCACTTAACCGAAGCGATTTACGAAGCCATGCTTGAGCGCCGCATGGAAGAACAGAATTTCCAGCGCTACCAGACCGGGATACTCGCAGCCACGGTCAGGAACCTGGTGCGCAGTTCCGACGACGAACCGATTGACCCTGTGGACTATGTCCCAGCCTACGTGAAACGACGCGAGGAAGAACAGACAGACGAGCAAAGAATAGCGGCAATGGCAAAACTTTTCGGCTCAGGACCAAGCAGAGGCAGACCGAACTAAATGGCGAATACGCTCGGCACAGTCGTAGTCGATCTGAAGGCAAACGCGGCGCATTTCGTCTCTGAGCTGAACGCCGCATCGTCTCATGCGAAGCGCTTTGCCTCAGAGACGACCGAGGCCTTCTCCAAGGTTGGCGAATTCGCCGGATCCGCGCTCGCTCCGTTTGGCGAAATTGGCCGGGAAATCGGCGAAACCTTCGTCCTCGTCGGAAACCTGGCAGGGAAGGCATCGGCACAATTTGCCGAGCTCGGCGGCGGCATGTCCGTGCTCGCCGTCGGTGCGGGCGTCGCCGCAGCGGCAATCGCCGGAGTATCAGCGGCGGCGATCGGTCTGGCAATTCATACGGCCGAGTCAGTCCGCGAGATGGCCGACCAGGCCAGGATGGCCGGCGTCTCTATTTCTACGTACTCCGCTCTCGCTTTTGCTGCCAAGCAGGCGGACGTGCCCCAAGAAGTCCTTACCAAGAGCCTCGGCAAACTAAGCGCCGAAATGCTGAAGGCTTCTGTAGCTGCGCCTGGCACGGTCAATGCATTCAGCAGGCTCGGCCTATCGGTCAAAGACAACAACGGACAGCTCAAGGATGCTGGCCAGTTCTTCGGTGAAGTCATCGAGAAACTGGACGGGCTGAAGAGCCGAACCGCCGCCGTCGGCTTCGCGCGCCAGATATTCGGCAAGGGCGGCGGCGAGGTTCTGAAGTTCGACCCCGAGGAAATGAATGAAGCGCAGGAAACCGCGAAGAAACTCGGCCTCGTAATCGGTCCGGAATTCGCAGAAGCCTCCACGCATTTCGTTCAGTCCATGAACGTAATGAAAGCGGCCGGGGAAGGCGTCGCGCTGAAACTGACGGAACAGCTCCTGCCCACATTGCAGTTAGTAGCCGACGAGATCATCAAGGCCTTTGAGAACAACCAACCAGCGATAAATGCTTTCGTCGAAAGAATCGCAAACCTTGTAAAGTCCACCGTCGCCCACCTTTTCGAGTTAATGACGATGGCGCGGAATGCGGGGATGTGGCTCGATGCCGTCAACGCCGATGCGAAGCAGTTCGGCGAATCCACCAGAGAAGTGGTCGGCAAGGCCGCCGCTGGCATCTTTAATCCACAGGCATCCATCGGCGATGCCGTAAAGGCTTCGCAGGACGGATCAAATAAACTCCATGCCATTTGGGAGAAATACGGCAAGGACAAGGAAGACCTCTGGAAAAAGAATAGCGAATTCGTCGAGAACATCACCGGCCCGCGCGCGCCTTGGACGCTTTCTCACAAGGGAGATAAGGACAAGGGCGGCTTTGACGACACGGCCAAGCCAGAACCAGGCGACAGCATTCTTGCGAGAATCAAGGAACGCCTAAAGGCATTGGGAACTGAGGTCGATGAGTGGCGCGCACTTGGACAGGCCGGGAGCCAAGCACAGCAGCTAATTGCCGATGCGACGAAGAAGGGCACCGAAGAATTTGAAAAACTGAGCGACACCGCGGCCCACGAAAAAGACCCACATAAACGCGCAACCGACCTCGCGCTTGTCACCGCTAACAAGCAGTTCATCGAAGGCGCGGCGGCTGCTCAGGTATACGGCTCTGCAATCAAGAGCGTCGTTTCGGATCTGGATAAGCAGCACCTAAAACTGCAAGAGGAAACGTCTGCCGCTGCAGCCCTGGCCGAGGCTTACAATGCGGGCGACGTAGCTTCAGCGCTTATCTCCGCGCACTTTGCCGACCAAGCCGCCAAGGTCCGGGTACTCAAGGAAGCGCACGACCAGCTTGCCGCAAAACTCGGCGAAGAGGACGCAGGCGTCAAGCAACTCGCCGACGGGTACGCGCTCGCATCGAAGGAACTCGACGCCGCCAAAGTGGACTATGCGGCGAAGGTACATGCCGACCTCAACCTGGAAATCAGCAAGGCGACGACGGCTTTTGAGAACGAACTGCCAGCCCTGCGCGCAATTGGCGAAGCCTATTTCGACACGGCGGAGGCCGCGAGGGCCGCGCAGGTCGAGCTCCGCGTGGCGCAATTCCGCAGCGCGAATCCGCTCGCCGATGAAGATCAAGTCAACCGGACCAGGCAACTCGAACAGCAAAAATCCGACCAGTCTTTCAAGAATTCTGTTTCCGAGCAGGCGGCGAAGTACGACCTGCTCCATAGCTATCAGGAAGAAGTGAAATGGCTCGAAATCGTCCGCGGGAAACTGGAAGAAAAGCACAGTTCGACTCTCCTGCTCGACGCTGCGGAATATGACGCGCAGCGCAGATTGATCGAGCAGTGGGATGAGGCTGCACTGAAGAACGGCACATTCGCGCAAAAGTTCCGCGCCTCCATGAATCAAGTGGTCCTCGACGGGCAAAACTTCGGGGCGAAACTGACGCAGTCTATCGGCCATGCGATCGATGGGCTGGCGTCCAGCCTTGCGAAGTTCATCGTTACCGGCAAGGGCGGCTTCAAGCAGTTGTTTCAGAGTTTCGAAGAGGAAATCGTCAAGGCGGGGATTCAAAAGGGTTTCAGTTCGATCCTTGGCAAACTATTAGGCGGCGGCAAGGACGGCGGCCAAGGTGCGGCGGGCGGCGACAGTGGTGTCGGTGGCTTGCTCAGCAAGATTCCTGTTGTCGGCGGTGCCCTCGGGAAGCTTGGAGGACTCTTTGGCGGTGGCGGGGGCACTGGCAAGGCGGATGGCTCGCAGTCGAATCCCTTCTACGTGATCGGGGTCGGGGATCCTACCCAAGCCGGCGGCGCGGGCGGATTGGGCGGCCTGCTTTCTTCTTTTACGGGCGCTGGGCAGTCCGACGGCGGTGGCGGTGGCCTGGGCAGCTTTATGGGCATTTTGGGAGCATTCGGCGGCTTCCTCGCCGGCGGTGGCGACGTAACACCTGGCAAGGCATACGTCGTAGGGGAAAAGCATCCGGAATTCTTTGTCCCTGGAACCTCCGGAACCGTGGCTCCATCGCTTAGCGTCGGTGGTACCACTCAGCACCACATTCACATGCATCTCAATTTTCCCAACGTGCGCGACCACGATTCCTTTAAAAAATCCAGCCCTCAGATAAACGCGCATCTTCAGCATCAGGCCGCGATCGCGTACCAGAGGACCCGCTCGTGAGTTTCTTCGAGTGCGAGTTCCCGCGCTATTTGGGATATAAGCGGATGGGCGGCCCGACGCGGAGCACGACCGTCAACCAGGGCCTCTCCGGACAGGAAGCACGCAATAAGAACTGGATCGATTCCCGAGGGAAATGGGAAATCTCCATCCAAACGCCTGCGCCGTTCGGCGACTCGCGGCAAGCCTTCATAGACCTCCTGATCGCTTTCTTCGAGGTTGTCGGTGCACAGGCGGACAGCTTCAGGCTCTATGATCACATTGCGCACAAAGCAGTCAATCAACCGCTGGTCAGCTACAACGAAAATACGCAACTCGCGCTGACGCGAAATATTGCCGACCGCTCCTACGTGAAGATCATCACAAAGCCGATCACCGCGGCAGTGCCCGACTGGCAGGGAAATGCCCTACCCGACACGGTTTTTCTAACCGGCACGACGACGCCGGTCGAGGTCGATCCTACAACTGGAATAGTTACCGGCGTCGGTCCGGGCACGGCCGTCGATTTCGAGTACCACGTGCCGGTGCGGTTCGGCGTGGATGAATTGCCGATCGTGATTGAGGAATCGGACGTGAAGGGCGGCAAGCCACTGATCAGCATGAGCGGTGTCCCGCTGCTTGAAGTGCTTCCACCTAACTACTGATCCATGAAAACCGCATCCGATGCGTTGAAGGCTCACCTTATCGGTGGGTCGATGACCCTCGCATATTTGTGGAAGGTCAAGCGCACCGACGGCACAATCCTCGGCTTCACAAACCTCGATCGCGACATCACCTTCGACGACGGTGCTGGCGACGGGCCCGTAACCTATCAAGCCTCTACTGGCTTCGCAAATTCCGCGGCGGCTTCCAAATCAGACCTCAGCGTCGACAACCTTGAAGTTATGGGGTTTTTGTTCGATTCCATGTCTCTGTCCGAAGGCGACCTGCGCGCCGGCATTTACGATGATGCCGACATCGTCGTGCGCATGGTGAACTGGGCCGACCTGGGCATGGGAAGCGTCGTCATACGCCGCGGAACCCTCGGAATCGTAAAGATGGTCAACGGCAAGTTCACGGCGGAACTGCGTGGCCTAACGCACAAACTGACGACGATCCTGGGAGAAAGCACCGGTCCGGTTTGCCGTGCCGAATTCGGCAGCGGGATGAACGGCATCGACATGGATTCGAAGTATCTCTGCATGGTCGATGTGACGCAGTATCAGCAAAACGGCTCGGTCTTTGGTGTTACAAGCCCGCGCGCTTTTATTCCTTCCGGTGGCCTTCTGATGGTCGGGTCGGCGACTCCTACCGCTCCAGCGCCGGCCAAATGGTTTGACGATGGAGTGATCACATTCACTTCGGGCGCCAATAACGGCTACAGTTTCGAAATCAAGAGTTGGGACGGAGAGACGCTTACGTTCTTCCTTCCACTGGCCTATGCGCCGGCTCCTGGCGATACCTTCGTCATTGAGCCCGGGTGCAACAAAACCAGCGGCGACTGTAAAAACAAATTCAACAACATCGTGAATATGCGGGCGGAATTATACATCCCTGGCATGGACCGATTCCTTAACGTACCGGGCTCAGGTAGCGGCCTTGGATAGAAGCCTGATTTTCCAGAAGGCGCGCGAATACTTTGGCACGCCTTTCCACCAGCAAGGGCGCGTGAAAGGTCGCGGCCTTGATTGCGTGGGCATTGTGCTCTGCGTAGGCGAGGACCTGGGGCTGCGTTACCGCGACGGCCGTCCGATCGGGCGTTTCGATTATAGGGATTATGGAATGTATCCGGTCATGGACTACATGCAGGAGGAAGCGGAAAAGATTTTCATCAAGAAAGAACTCGGCGCGATGATTCCCGGAGACATTCTTACCGTGCGCGCACCGTTCCTCGTTCACCATATGGCGGTTGTTTCGCAACTCAAGCAGGGCTTGGGAATGATCCACGCAGACGGCGGTCTCGGCAAAATCGTCGAGCATCTTATCAATTCCCGTTGGCGCTCGCGCATTGCTGGGGTCTTCGCATATCCAGGAGTGGACGACTAGCCATGGCAATGCTTGTCGTGGTGGCAGTCGCGGCGGCGATCGAAGTCGGCTCCACGATCTACCGGCTGATGAATCGGCCGAAGCTGAAACCTCCTGTCGGCGATTTGCAGATTTCCGCGGCGATTGAAGGCTCGCCGCTCACGTTCGGCTGGGGTCGTGTGCGTGTCGCCGGTTCGTTGACGTGGACGTGGGGCCTGAAAGTTACCGAGGCAGGCATCCCAGGCGGCGGAGGAGGATCGAACTTCGGCGGCGGAGGAACGCAATTCCTCTTCTTTTCAGACTGCTATTTCGAATTCTGCGAAGGCCCCGGAACTATTTTGCGGATGTGGGGCGATTCGAAGCTGATTTATGATTCGACGCCGGGGACTTCGGAGTATCCTCCCGACAATTTCCCCGCGTGGTCAGCGGACACACTCTACAACATCGGCGACATTGTGAGCTTTGCGGGGAGCGTCTTCACCTGCGAGCAAGAGAATACCGGGGTTACGCCTGGACAAACTGCTGATCAGACGGGCGGGATTCTATACTGGATGGCCCTCGGCAGCTATCAGCCTTGGGACATCGATCAAACCTACAACCCTGGCGATGTGGTGATCGACAACGGCCAGTTGTATGTGAACATACAGACAACGACCGCGCCAGCCCACACCGTCGGAAACGATCACTATTGGGTGCCGCTTGCAGCGTACTACGGCGATTTTACGTTCTACCCCGGCAATCAAACGCAACTCCCCGACCCGTTGGTTCAGGCGAGTGAGGGAGTCGACAACACCCCAGCGAATCGCGGAGTGGTAGGCGTATCAATCAGAAATTTCAGACTCGCCAATTTCGGCAACCGAATTCCAAATCTACGCGCGGAAGTCTCGCTCGGTAAGGGAAGCGGTCCTGTCATCTGGCAATCCGCTGAAACGGACGGCGTAGGGCCGGGAAGTCCATATCTATCTCTCAATCTACCGATCGAGTCTACTGACTTTTTGATCGCCTGCGGAAGATTCCGGCCGGATGGCGGAGGAGCGCCAAACATCAGCGACGATGCGGGGAATGACTGGGGGACTCCGATAGTCGTTTCCGACAATCGAGCAGTCTGGATATGCTCCAATCCAGTCCCATCAACCTCGCTCCTTATCAATTTGCTCGATAATGCAGGCGGGTTTGACTATGATTTCGGTTTTTGCGCCGCTGTGATCAGAGGGGCGGTTTCGGAGACGCACTCGTCGGCCAGCGGAGGCCCTGGCACCTTGAGCGTTTCGAACGATGGCGCCAGCCTATCGGTCGTATCGAACGTAGATTTCTGGGCCGCTGTAATGTTCACCTTCCTGGACGAAAACGGCGAGCGACTGGATGTGATGGCAGCATGCTTCCACGCTCCGAGCGACTTCCAGCAGGACGTCAGTGACCAGGGCTTCAACAGCCTATTTGCTCCACACGAGGTCTCCATTGCTGTCACCGGCACGCCGACGAATCGCCTCAGCGAGGTCGTCCTAGATGTTTGCGAGCGCGCCGGCCTTGATTCCAGCATGGTCGACGTTTCGCTCCTGACCTCCGGCAACATTTTCCCGAACGACATAGTTCAAGGCTATGCGATCACCCGACCGACCAGCGCAGGGGAGATCCTGAAGACACTTTTTCAAGCCTATTTCTTCGACGCTTGCGAAACCGATGGAACGATTCGCTTCGTGCCGCGAGGTATGCCGGCCGCCATCACGATTCCAGAGGAAGACCTCGGCCTGCTGGCGGATGGGGCAAAAATCAATCCGGAAGAACTCGGCCAGGCGCAAGATCTTCCCCGCGAAATCACGGTGCTCTATAACGACATCTCGATGGATTATCAGCAGGGGAAACAGTTGAAGCAACGCAGTTCGCGCGTGGTGAAAACCAGGCAACAGGAAACCATCGAACTCGCCATTTCTACGGACAAAACCTTCGCGCGCCAGGTCTCGGAAAAAACTCTTTTCCTCAGATGGCTTGAGCGGTCTGGCTACACGCTGAATTTGTGGCGCGCGCTGTACATGCTGCTCGACCCGACCGACGTCATCCAATTCATTTACAAGGGCGCGACGTTCAAGATGCGGGCGGTCGACACGCTTCTCGGCCAGGGTTTTGCGGTAACCATCAACGGCGTAAGCGATAACGAGGACAATTATCTATCGAATGCCGTCGGTGGCGCTGGGTCCGGATTCGTGCCGCAGCCCCTGCTGACGAACGCTCCGACGCTTTTGTTCCTTTTTGATATTCCGCTGCTTCGCGACTCGGATTCGAATCCCGGCCTCACTGGTCTTTACGGCGGCTTAACTTCAGTGCTCAAAGACTGGCCGGGCGGTGTGATATTCCGCTCAAGCGATAACGCCAACTTCGATGCAGTGGACAATTCGGCGATACCGCTGAATTTTGGATACGCGACGAATGCTCTGGGAGTGCCGCGTAGCCCTTGGACATGGGACAAGGTGAACACGCTGAACGTAAAGATGAGCCTCGGGACG